ATCGGCCGCGAGGTTGCGCAGCCCGTAGCCCTGCGGCGCCACCGGCCGCTCGCCCGCCGCCGCCAGCGCGGCATGGACCAGCCCGACGCAATCGAGCCCGGTTTCGGGATCCCGCCCATGAAGGCGGAACCGGCAGCCGACAAGCCCGAGCGCTGCCTCGGCCACCGCGTGCCCGGGCCCGTTCACGGCTGGCCGTACCGGGCCAGAAGATCATTGCCCGGAAGGAAGGGCTCGCCGCGGAAGTTGGCGGCGTTGGCAAACCGGCCCGAGCAGGTGGCGATGGTGTGGTCGCAGCCCTCGCGCAGCTGCACAAGGGTGCCGGGGAGCGTGCCCGCGACCAACGGCCGGTCGAGCACCAGCCACTCGCCTGCGGCATCGATGACGCCAAAGGCAAGGCCGGTCTGCGGGCCGGCCATGAAGCGCAGCCGTCCGTCGACATGGGGCTCGCCGTCGACGCCGGCGAGGCGCACGCGGTTGCCTTCGAGATCGACCTCCGCCACCATCTGCACCGTCGTGAAGCGCTCGGCCGAAAGCCCGCATCCGGGGCCGCAGAACACGGCACGGCAGGTCGGGCTGGTGCGCGGCACGAGATCCTGTTCGAGCAGGCTCTTGTTCGATCGCAATTCGGCGGAGAACTGCACCTCGTCATCCTCGATCCGGCCGATCTGGCCGGTGTAGAGCGTGTGGTGCTCAAGGCTGGTCCAGTCGACCGCGCCGATCTCGATCGCGGCATCATCGAACAGCCCGGCGGCCAGCTCGCCCGCGCGGATCGAATCGTGGCTGAGCGCGCCCTGCACCTCGGCGCTATCATTGGCGAGCTCGGCGGTGAGGCGGATCGCGGCCGGGATCATGCCCGGTGCGGCGAGATGCCTGAGGCCGCCGAAAGTGAGGTCGCGGTCGTGGCTGGTAAAGGCGAGCGCGCAACCGTCGCTGCGGTAGATACGCCAGAACGTCGCGACCGTATCGAGCTCCCGGTCGAAGAACACGCGCGGCATCAGGCGGTCTCCCTGATCTCGATCAGCGGCACCGAGGGGGCCTCCCCGGCGGCGAAATTGACCGCCGAGATGTCGAGCCGATCTTCGGCAAAACGCACCGGCACGTCGAAGCGGAAGCCGGCGCGCACTTCGGCGCCGGAGGGCGGCGCGCTCGTCAATCGAAGCATCCCGAGCGGGCCCAGCGTCCAGGCGGTGGTGGCGACGCCGCCGACGCTTACGACCAGCGTATCGGCGCGTGGGCGGGTGATCGCGCGCACCTGCGGTTCGGAGCCGCCACCGTAGAGCTTCACCAGCTGGAAGTCCGCCTTGAGGCCGTCACCCAGTCCGAGCAACTGGTCGAGCCGCGTCGGCGTTCCGGCCATGCCATTCGAGCTGTTGTCGAAGGGGTCCATCAGCCGAAAGCCCCGCGCCGGGCCGCGCCGCGCACGGAAGAAGGCGATGAGATCCGCCAGTTCGGTTTCCGAGCGGATCCCCGGGCCGACATCGAAATGCAGCCGCGAATCCGACCATAGCGAATTGCGCCGCTCATGCCCCGAAGCGGTCACCGTGATCGAGGTCGAGAATTCGGGCGCGACCGAGGCGCTCCGGCCGAGCGCGAAGGGGTAGAGCACGTCGTCGAAGGGGTCCATGGCTGGCTCCGGGGGAGGGGCGAGGCGGGTGTAGCCGTCGCGGTTGACCTGCGGCAGCGCCCAGACATAGCGGCGCGCGATGCCGCGGGTTGCGGCCTCGTCGAGCCCGGCATCGATTCGTGTCCAGAAGGTCTCGGCATTGGCCGGATCGAGGACGAAGCCGGCAAGGTAGTCCTGGCTCGCGAGCGGATAGCCGAGGCGGGTATTGACGAAAGCATAGGCCGCGCGCCGCTGGGCATCGGCACCGGCGGTGAGCCAGTCGTAATCTTCAAGCTGCAAGCGGTCGAAGGCGGGCGAGGCCCATCCGGCCGGCAGGTTGGCGCGGTAGAGCTCGGGCATGTTCGCGGCAAGGATCGTCGGCGTGAAGGCGAGCAGCAGCACTTCGGACGGCCCCTGCGCCGCGTTGCGCACCGCAGTCGTCAGCGCGGCGGTAGACTGCGCAAGCAGCACGCCGGCCGCATCGAGCAGCGACTTGGCAGCCGTGCTGAGCGGCGCAGCCATGTCGGGGATCACCACCGGATTGCCGCCGAGCGCCGTCTTGGACGCAGCGTCATAGAGGCAGATCTCGCGGTTTGCCGTCACCCACCACCACGGCTCGCCGATCTGGAACCGCACCGGCTGTCCGGCCGCCCTGAGCAGCGCGACGAAGGCACCCGCGGCGCCCGCCAGCCAGGTGCGCACTGCGGTGCTCGCCGGTGACAGCAGGCACGAGGGTGGCACCCATCCGGTCAGCGCCGCCGCGCCGCTGGCCGTGCGCTGCTTCCACGCGTTGTGGCAATAGCTGTCGAACAGCTCGTAGGAGAGCGAGGTGATCACCTCGAACCCGGCCGTCCTGGCCTGCGCGAAGAAATTGCCGTGCCACGCCGCCGCAGGGGTGCACAGCGCGCCGGAGGTATCGGCCTTGAGCGTCCCGTCCCCCTGCCGAGCGAGACGCATGAAGTGGCTCATTCCCACATAGTGGACAAGATCCCTGCGATAGCCCAACCCCGTCGCTGCGCGCAGCAGGCGCGCCGGTGTCTGGTTGTAGCCATCGTCATAGGCTGTCGCCATGCGCTCGCCGTGCGGGGGCACGAGCACATCGCCCAGTTCGATGATGGCCCGCGATCCATCGGCGCGAATGCCCGACATGGTCACCGATCCGGTGAGCCGCGCGGCGAGCACGGTGGTGCTGCCCGCGACATAGCCGGGTGCGGCCAGGGAGATGAACATGCGGTCGATATCGCCGGCAAAAATCGGCTCGCCGGGCAGGCCGTAGCCGCTTTGGAGCGTGGAAAATGGCAGCGTGATCTGCGCGTCGCTCGGCGTGCCGACCGCGTAGTTCCACAGCCGGACATACCAGACGCGCGGCAGTCCTGCGGCATCGCGGCCCTCGATCGTCAGGGTCGGGCCGTTCGGCTGGTCGAGCGCGATCGCCCCGGTCGATTGCCAGCGGAAGCTCAGCGTCGTGAAGCGGTAGTCGCGGTCGGTGGCATAGGCGAGCAGCGGGTGATCGAGCGTGTCGGCGCTCTCCCAGATCAGCCCGACAAGCGCACCGGCGGTATACAGCTCGAAATCGACCTTGAGTGCGTCGGGAGCGGTGGTGATCACCGAGGCCATGGCGGGACGCGGGAAATTGACGGTCCAGAAGCGCGGATCGAAGCGCTGCATGAAGGTGCTTTCCTGCGCGCGGCGTTCGCGGGCGAGCCAGAATGCCATCGGAACGCTCCTTGCTCAGGCCTGTTGCAGAGCGCGGCGCACCGCGCTCGCGATCTGGCGCGAGGATCGCTGCATCGCGGTCGGCGCGGCCTGGCCGCGCGGCACGGCAACCTGGATGGCGACGCGCACGTCGCGGCCTGCGCCGGTCACGGGTCCGCTCTCGACGCGTCCGGAGGTGGTCGGCACGAACCCCTCGGGCCCGCGTTCGCCGACCACATAGGCCCGGCCGGGCCCGACCGGGCCTCCGGTGGCGCGCCCCGGAAGGCCGAACAGTGCGCCGATCGTCCCGCCGAGCAGGTCGCCGAGCCCGCCTCCGCCGCCCCCGCCATTGCCGCCGAACAGGCTGCCGATCCCGGCTTGCAGTGCATGGGCGGCGATTTCGGACAGGGCGCTGAAGGCGACCCGCTTGAGGTCGTCGAAGCCGAGGCTCCCCCGCCGCAGCGCGCCCAGCAGCCCGCGTTCGAGCACCGCGCCCGCACGGCCGAAGCCATCGGTCAGCGAGCCATCGAGCGTGCGGCGCATGGCTTCGACATCGCTGGCAAAGCCATCGGTCCTCGCGCGTACGTCGATCACCAGTTCGTCGAAATCGTCAGTCATTGGCGTCACGCTCCATCATGCGGGCGATCGCCTCGCGGCTTGGCGGGCGAAGGGCGGAAAGATCGTCGGGAGTGGTGAGGGCGGCGGCGAGTTCGGCCGGGGTGGCCGCCCAGAACTCGGCCGGACGCCACCCGAGCACCTGCGCGGCGAGCCCCGCCCAGCGCAGGGCAGCCTCGCCGAACGGGCCGCTCATGCCTCGCCCTGAAGCACCTGGGCGAGAACGCTGCGCACCGGCACGGTCGCCCCGACCAGCCCCATCGCCAGCACCGCCTGTCCGACCGCGGCCCGTTCGGGGCGGTGCTCGGCGGGTAGGCAATGCCATAGCAGCGCGGTCATGTCGGTCAGCGTCAGACCGCCCGCCGCAGCGCGCTCGACCAGCGCGAAGAGCGAGCCGAGTTCGGCCTCGGCCAGCACCAGGTTCTCGAAGCTCGGGCGCAGCACATGGGTGACGCCGGCAACCGCAAGCGTCGCCTCGCCGCGCAAGGGGTTGGCGCTGCGGGTCACGACGCCACCACCGGGCCGGAGCTTTCGAGCTGCAACGTGTAGCTGCGCTCGCCGTTGAAATCGCCGGCATAGTCGAGCCGCTGGACGAGGAACTTGCCGCGCAGCTTCGCGCCGTCCTCGAAGGACAGCTCGTAATCGTCGAGCGTTCCGTCGAGCGCGCGGGTGCGCACGGCATTCTCGGCCGCGCTGCCGAGGAAGATCCCGGCTGCGCTGACCGATACCGAGCGCGTGCCCGCGCCCGACAGCAGGTCGCGCCAGCCGCCCGATTGCTTGTGGGTGACGACCACCGTGTCGCCGTTGATCGAAAGCTGCGTGGTTCTGAGGCCTGCGATGGTCTGGTAGGAGGCAGGGTTCGCCCCGTCGGTAATCTTGAGCAGGAAGGCGGCGCCGGATTGTGCGGGCATGGGGGTCACTCCGTCAGAGAGGTTCGAAGATGCGGAAGCGGTATTCGAGCAGTGCCCCGCGCAGATTGTCGGCGCGGGCCTCGCTGCGCGAGCGCAGGAAGCGGATCGAGGCGAGTTCGAAGCCGGGCTGGAACGGCGGAAGATCGGGCACGCGGCGCTCGATGTCGGAGAGCAGCGGGGCGTCCTCGGCCGCCGCGTCGGTGCGGCTTTCGAGTTCGAGCGCGATGCGAACCTCGCGCCCCTGCCGGTCCTTGGTGCCCCAGTCGATCGACGCGCTGGCGGCAATGCCGAGCCACGGAGGGGTGACGGAGAGCGGGGCCTCCTCCTCGATGGCGTTGATCGGGGCCAGCGCCGGATCGGCGCGCAGCCAGGAAATCAGCGCGGCGCGCAGGTCATTTTCCATCGCGGCTCACTCCGGTGAAGTCGGGCCATAGAGCGGTGGCCGAATGCCAATCGGTCGGCGCGCAACGCCGCCGGCGTCGAGTTCGCCGATGCCCAGCAGCCCGGCGAGGC